GGTATAGTTCTTACCTAACTGGTAGAACGGTTCTTCGTGTTCTACAAACTTGATCTCAAAATAGTTTGAGGATAGTGGGAAGTATATTAAATCTCCTTCTTGTGGTCTCTCTCCTACCTCTATGTCTTCATCTAACAATAGGAACTGAGATATAAGATCACTGAATCTCTGCTGTGATATAACCAGTGTTATCTCATCAGACTGTCTGATACCAAACTTTGTCAATAGATCTCCACCACCTTGAAATCCATCAAAGTTCTCTAGGTATGCTTCTATAATATATGAATCATCAAACTGTGATACTACTTCTTCATTGAATACATTATCCTTAGCGATCATCTGTCTAGGGATATACAGTACATCCATACCAAACATCTTGATATACTCCTCAACAAGATTCTGTTGAAGGAACTGCTCGTTACGAGTACCGTGTGTGAAGAATACGTTTCTTGCCATTATCCTATCATATCCATTGGGGGCATTTCATACTTAGTCAACATCTCATCCTCTATCTTGACTAACTCTTCTTGTGCCTGTTGATATATCTGGTCACCATTCATAGTGATACCACCTGGCAACTGTGCTCCTTGGAACTTAGATAAGTTTTGTCCCCACTGTCTCTTGATGAGTTGAGTAACATACCTCTTGACAAAGATGTCATCGTAGAGTGTAGTAAATGTAGCAGGATCTAATGCTCTGTAAGCATCAAAGACTATGAAGTCTCCGTCGTTTACATCAGTCTTGAAGTCGAGATCCATGTATAACCTGTCTCCTCTTGCTTGGAATCTTATTTGTTTCTGTCCTTCTAGTAACCAGTATATATCTTCTAGTCTTCTGTTTACCATTTCATATGTAAGAATCTCTGTCTGAGTTAGATCCCAGAGATCATTCAATCTCCACTGGTATCTTACGTCAAACAAGTTAGTAGTATTCTTAGATGTGAAATCAAATATCTTAATGACTGAGGTGACATGCTCAGGCATGGTAATGAAATTATTCTGCTCAAGAAACTCTGGTTGTCTAGCACCTACCTGTGTTACTGTGGTAGTAGTATCAGACTTCATCAAATCTATAGTTGCTTGATCAAACTTATACTTTAGGAATGTTCTAATATAACCGTCAGTAGATCTCTCTTGGAAAAACTGCAAAGCATCATCAATTAGATCATCTATCTGATCATCATCTACATTTATTTCTAGGACTGGTGCTCCTAATTTTCTTAGAGCATACTCTGCTAGAGTAGTTCTGCTGCTTGGTTTTGCCATTAGACTGTATCGACGTTAAATCTCACTCTTACATAATATGTAGTTGTAGGTAACAGTGTAACGTCACCTGGTAATGTGTATGACTGTAGGTTAGTAGAGTTTCCTAACGATTGATGTTCAATATCAACGAAAGTTTCTGCTGCTGAGAACTGCCAGTCAGTAGAGTTGTGTCCGTATCCTGCTTTGAACTCAGGTGTTAGAACGTTAATTGTAGGATTGAATGCGGGTGTGATAGTTTGTACTTCTGGTTGATCTACTACAGGTGTAGCAAATTGTACAGGAGCAGAGTATGAACTTACAAGTCCTGCGTTATCTTTATATCTAACACTGACTTCGTATGTTATATCAAATTCAAGTATACCCACTGGTACTGTGAATGTAGTTAAGTTACCTGTATCACCACCTGATAAGTCAGGAACTGTAATAGATGCGGTATCATATACAGTCACGTTATCCGCTGCTCTCTTAATCAACCAGTAAGAAGCATAGTGTGTTGACCCTGCGTATTGTGATACAAAATCTCCTGCTGTAAATACAGGTTGTCTATTGAATGTCAAGTTAGTTGTTGGGTCTATGTTGACAGTCATGCTAGCAGCTGCTTCTACAAACTCAGATTCATTTACAGTGATAGCAGCAGCATCAGATGTTAATGATATAGCATTGCTGTTAGATAACACACAACGATATAGATTATTAACAGTTGGGAATGGTTGAGCTGGTGTAGTGTATGAAGAACTTGTAGCACCTACAATAGTTGACCAGTTGTTACCATTATCTTGTGACCTCTGCCATTGATAGTTTAATGATCCACTGGTAATAGCAGCAGTGATACTAAATGTTGCTGTCTGTCCTTCAATAACTGTCTGTGGTTGTGGTTGCTGTGATATAGAAATGACTCTAAGAACAGTCTGTACAGCAAAGACTGATACTAGATCATTCTCAGCACCTTCTAGACTGAGTGTACACTTATATCTGTCATCATTATCATCAGCAAATACTAGAGTAGGAGTAGTGTAAGTGGCACTTGTAGCACCTGGTATAATATTATAGTCTACGCCATTGTCAGATTTACTCCACTGATAAGTATGTGAACCACTAGATGTGTTGCCCGCTACAGTATATGATGATGTTCCTCCTTCATTACCTGTTGCGTTATTTGGTTGAGTAGTGATGTTATGAGTCCTGTAGACAGTTAGCAATGCGGCTGAGGTGAATGCATCAGCGTCAGCACCGATAGCCGAAAGCTTACATCTGAACCTGTCACCATTGTCAGCAGCGTAAGTAGTTGTTCCTGTGCTGTAAGTAGGACTTGTAGCACCACTAATATCTGTATATGGATCTGTAATTACCAAACCATTACCCTGTCCTGTGTGGAAATGACACCAGTAGTAAAGCATTGCGGGTGCGTTTGGTTGTACTATCATTTCTATTGTTCTAGTAGTAGCAGAACCGAATCCACTAACATACCCTGCCATATTGACAGTGACACCATCTAACTTATAGGTGATACCCATCATATAATGAGATCCACCAGCTAACTCTCCATCATAAGTTGTACTGTGCATCAAAGGATGCTCTTGAGTATTCCAAGTAGCATTAGATGAATCAGACTGATCAAAAATATATGTCTCTCCTTTTTCAAATTCAAAGTTGTTAGGTCTCTCTACACCATCAAAGTAGAATACACCTGTTGCTTGACCATTAACTGTGTCTGTACCAACTGTGACATTGATAGTGGTTCCACCATCTTTCTTCTGCCACTGATATGTGACTGATGGAGCATGATTAGACCAGATAGAATTGTATAACTCTGGGTTAGCAGCAGTCTCTGCCTTAGCGGAAGCACCACCAGCTGAGGGTGTTACCCAGTTACCAACTCCAAATGAAGAGTTTAGTAGGGCACTTATTGCTTGAGTTGTTACATTACCTAATGCTGTAAATCCTGTCCCTGATCCTTCATCTATCTGTCTATCACTAGGATCAGAAATTACGTTAACTGTAACTGTCTCTACCTGTAGAACTGCTGCGTTAGAGAATACATTGGTAGCACCAGCCGCTGATATCAAACATCTATATTGATACTCATCAAACTGAGCTGATAGTGTAGGTGTTGTATATGTGTTAGAAGTTGCTCCACTTAATCCTGACCAGTTATTACCATCATCAAGTGATACTTGCCATAGGTAGTTGATATCAGATGTGTCACCATCAGATATAGCAGCAGTAACTGAGAAGTCTGCTGTACCACCAACTGCTCCTGTAGTGTTATCTGGGTGATCAGTAACCACAACGTTTCTAGAAACTGTTAACTGAGCACTTGTAGATGTTACTTCTGATGCACCAACTGCATTGACTCTACATCTAAAGTAGTCACCGTTATCAGCATCGAATGACGCGGGAGGTGTACCACCACTATCATATGTTGTAGCTGTAGTAGTATATGTATTACTCTGAGCACCTGGTATTTGATTCCATACTGAGTTATCTTCTGATTTATCCCATGCGTATGACAATGAAGCACCGTCAGCAGTAGCAGCAGTTATACTAAATGTAGCAGCAGATGGGGCTACTGCTGATTGGTTCTGTGGGTTCTGTGATATACTTACTGTTCTGAATACTGTAAGTGTAGCAGAGTTAGATGTTGTATCAGCAACAGCTGTATTAGAACTACATACACATCTGTATTGCCATCCGTTAAATGCGTACTGATCATCTACAGTAAGTGTATCTGATGTCTCTCCACTATGTCCTGATAGACCACTGATTGATGTCCATGCTCCACCTGTACTATACTGCCACTGATATGTGATAGTAGAACTGTCAGAGATAGATGCGTTAAGAGGACCGAAGGTAGCATTAGTTCCTGCTCCTGCTTCTATGGTTACATCAGATGGTTGATCTGCGATTGTAATAACAACACCAGTACCAACAGTATGGAAATGGTAGTCCTGTGATTCTCCAGAACTGTCCTCTGTAACTGTGATGTTGAAGAATGTATCATCATATGATGAGGTAACTGTACCAGATAACACACCAGTTGTTGAGTTAAATGATAGCCCTGTTCCAGATAAACTATCACCAGACAGAGTATACGCCTCTCCTGCGTTGAATAGTTCATTAGCATAACTCTTAAACTCATCAACACCTATGTCTAAACTTTGAGAACTATTGTGAGCAAATCCTGCACCACCTATCTTACCTGTGGTTACTCTATTACCAGTACCAGATCCTTGTGCTGTCTTGAGGAAGAATGGATGACTACTTCCTGCTGTAGTATCAAATACTAGAATGTCACCTATAGTAGAGTTGATAGC